GTCGTTATAAACGATACCTCTTGAAGTTACTGCAGCAAATAAACCTTCAGTACCTTGAATATCAAAGTTTCCAGTTCCAGCGAAAGTAGCAGCAGCTTTTTCACCTTCAACCATCATCATTTCGATTTGATCTTCAAAACGTAGACGAGCTTCGTGCTCAGACTTCATGTACCATAAGTATCCAGAAGCACCATTCTCAGTAGTTACTTCAACCCAACCGATTTGAGCAGTATCAGAACCATTAACTTGGTATCTGTCACGCATGATAACCGGTCGATTTGAGAACTGTGTGAAAGAAGCATCGATAGAACCAGTGATTCCTGAAGATCCTTTCTTGTACTCAGTACCATATACAAATAACTTAACGTTGTCTCCATCAGCGAATACAGTACCAGTGTCTAGTGCAGCTTGAGTGTAAGGTGCAACAGTGATAGTTGTAGCAGCTGTAGCGTTATCAACAACGATACATTTCAACACTTTATCAGTATTGCTTTCGTGAGCAATGATAATAGTGTCATGGTTTTTGATTAAGTGTCCACTTGGAACAGTAACAGTGTTAGCGCTTGCGTCTAATACGTTTACTGCTTCTCCTGAAAGAGCGTCGTCATATGCAACGTGTAATCTTCCTTGTTCTGACCAAATAACTTGATCTGAAGCTAAAGGCATCTCAGCTCCAACCATTCTTAAGAATCCGTTGATTGTACGTTTTCCGTATCTTTCAACTTCTTTCTCATAGATTTCTGGTAAGAATTGAGCTGCAAATGTTCCTCCTCCTGACGCTGAGTCAAAAGAAAGGTAATTGTCTCCCCATAGGGATTTTGTTGGGCGTGGAGTTATGTGATTTAACTCAGCGCCAGTTCCTGCTAAAGCCATAATTTTGTTTTTTTAATTTTAAAAGTTTAAGTAATTTTGTTTGCTGGTCTATTTTGACCAATTTTAATTTTAAAATCAGAAGATGACTCACCGGATATAGCTCTAACTTTCATACTATTAGGATTAGTTTCTGCTGCTAAAGTACCTCTAGGCGACATGTCGACATTCTTCGCTTTTGACATACTTTCTTTTAGTGCATCTGCTTTTCCTTGCTGGTAGAAATGATTAGCCACTACATCAGGGTTCATTGCAGTAAATAAAGACTTATGATAACCTTTAGCATCTTCGATTTTACTAGTTTCCTTATTAAGAAACTTGTTTACAAAATTTCCAATGTCCATTTGGTTTTCTTTAACACTACTTGTATCTTTAACATTCAATCTAAATCTCTTGTCTCCTATGCTGTATTCAAAACCTTTGAATCCATCAGAGAAAACTTCATTAGTCTTACGTTTAAAAAACTTAGCGTTGTCTTCAGCTACTGTCTGATTTTTGTTGTAACGGTTGAAAAAATCCATAGCCTTTTGTTGTTCCGGGTTTAACCTAGAACCAGCTTTGATTTCATCATAGTATTTAGACTTTAACCCGTCTAGGTGGTTTTTAGCATTTGCAACTTGCTCTTTTAATGCCAATTTCTTTCTTTTTATATCTCGTTCTTCGTCGAGGTCCTCGTCATAAGAATAAAGGTCTTCCATTACAAAAGATCTTTCTTCGTCAGTTAAGTGAGGTTTGGTTTGTTTGAAGTACTCGTTCAATAAATCATTATCACTCATTTTTGAGTAATCTTTATTTAATTCAACATAATCTTCTAAAGTTCCTCCAGTTTCATCCATAAAGTCAACAACCTTTTGAATGTTTTCAGGAAGCTTAGTACCTTCTTCTTCAGCTTTTTCTATAGCTTCTTCTATGTCCTCTTCTAGCTTGTCTACTACCTCTTCTTCTGTTACTTCTTCTAAGGCTATCATCTCCTCTACAGGTTCTTCAGCCACAGGTTCTTCAGTAATCTCTTCCGCGGGTTGCTCCGTAGTAGTAGATGGTATCTCTACTTTAACAACGTCATTATCAACTTCTGTGTCAACTTTTTCGTTTTGTCTTAGATCTACTTTAACAGTACCGTCTTCAAGAACTTCGTTTTTAGTTTTAGGTTCTTCAGCTTGAGGTGTTTCTTCAACAACCTCTTCTTGTTTTACGTCGACGACCTCTTCGACCGTTTCGACTTTCTTTTTTTTAGCCATAATAAAATATTATAAAATTGTATAGTTGTAATTATCTTGGATCAAAAGCGTTTAATCCAAAACCGCCACCCATTATATCATTACCCGATGACTCGAAGTTTTTAGGTGGACTTTCTTTTTTTCTTTGATCTATTAATTCAGACTGTTGCGTTGCTTGAATTTTAGTTCTTTCGTCTTTACGATCTTCTTTTTGTGATTCACGCTCTTTAAGTATTTCAGTTTCCATTTGCTTAATCTGCATATTCAACTGAAACTCGTGATTCATTAGCTCTTTCTTAAGCATAGCTTCCTGCTGCATTTTTTGCATCTCCATTTGGATTTTGCTTTGCTCTACTTGTATCTTGCTTTGAGATAAAGCTTGATTTTTCTGTACTTCTGCTTGAGCAGCTACTTGCTGTGCTTGCGCGTTTGCTTGAGCTTGAGCTTGAATATTTTGCTGCTGCATTAATTGATCTTGCTGCTGTTTCTTTTTTCTTCGTATTTTTAATACTTGATTAGCTAGCTTTATATTTTTAATTTCTCTAACGTCTATAGCGTCTTCTAGCTCTATGCCGTTTCTAGAAAGTGCAACTTGGATGTTGTTCTCAAGCATTTGTTTTTGCTCGTCGTCTGGTGTTAATTCTATAAATATACCGAAGTCGTATAGATGCAAGTTGCTCATCTCAGAAAGTGTTGCTACGTTGTGACCACCTATTTTCTGTATAAAAGCATCCCTTGTTGGTGAGTACTCTATAATATCAGATATTCTAAGCGATATGCATTCTGCTAATTCAGCCGTTAGAAATAATCCACTTTGTAGTATATGCCTTGTAGCTGTATTTGAATTTGCTGCAGCCATTTTTTGTATACCAACTAAAGCGTTCTTATCTGGAGTACTACCATCACGCGCCTCGTTCAATCCGGTGACATCTCTTATCATTTGTAGGTAGTAGTTGTATGTTTGTATCAGTGAAGCTAATTTAGCTCCTCCTGAGCCGCTCTGTATCTCCTGAATAGGTACTTTACCTGGATTCATATCTCCGTCAGCAGTCATTGATCTACCAATTATACTACCTGTTTGGAAAAACATGTTTAAAGCCTCTTGTGGATTGTAGTTTGTTCCGTTACCTAAATCTATTTCAGCTAAGCCATCAGCGTCTAAGTATATACCATCAGGTATCATGCGTGACATTACTTGTTGCAGCTTTAAATGTGTAAGCTGTATCATGTCAGCAAAGCTAGTAGTTCTACTAACTAAAGATTCAATTTTACCTTTGTACATTCTAGGTGCTACTACCGAATAGTTCATTTTAACCTTAGTGTAATCACTTTTAGGTCTCATCATATTCTTAGCTAGCTCCCACTTTAACAGCTGGCTTGTACCTAAAACTAATGCTCCTTCGTATAAAACCTCTATTTGCTTAGACATTTTACCAAATCTTTCCTCTAGAACTTCATTAGGTGGATTAAATTGATCGTCTTTAACTATTACTTTACTGGCTCCTGTGGCAGTTTCTTTTACTTTATATACTTCGTTCGCATAAGTCTTGAAATTAAAATACAACACTTGAACTTGATTTCTATCTAAGTTAGTAGACTCGGCCAGACTTCTATTGTAAAAACCAGTAGACTGATAACCTTGCTTACTCATTTTTTCCAAATCATCATTAGTTAAATCTGGAAACTCTTTTTTAAGCTCATTTATTGGTACTGTTTTTATTTCACCTATATAGTATATATCGTCAAAATAAGGAGACTCAGTGTATGAGTAAACTATATTCGCTGGATCAACGTATTCTACTTTTACTCCTTCAGATTTTGTAAATGTATTTTTTATAGCTCCAATTCCTATAACTGTTAAATCATAATTAACTCTTTTCTTTATTAGCTCGTACCTATTACCTTCTAATATAGTGTTTATTGCCTGCTCTTCTGCTATCTCTACTGCTTGCTTGTAGTTTAATTGCATGTGCAACTGTAGCTCCTCTTCGCTGTCTGGAAGTTGATCAGGAGGAGTACTAGCTATAGTAACACCAAAAGCTTCTTGAGCAAACTCATTAAGATCCCTAGTTTTCATATCAGCAATTATGTCCTCCATGTATTTAGTTCTTTTAGAAACTCCATAAGGATCTTGTGAATATGCTTTTATATCAAATGTTCTCTCTGATATTCCGTTGACTACTATGTCAACAAATTTAGGTATAATAGGAATAGGTTTCCAGTCTAAGTTTAAGTAACTTAAATCGCCATTAATCGACAACTCGTCTTTGTATTTTTGTATTGATTGTTCTCCTCTAGCGTACAAACGTAGTTTGTGGAAGTTGTTTTGATTGCTAGCAAATCTATTTGTACCGGTGTCTCTTTTGAACCACTCGTACTCAATAGCCTTACCAACTTTAAGTCCATACTCTTTCGAGACTTTCTCTATGTCACTAACAACTTGACTAGGAAAATAATGCGATGTAACTGACTCAGCCATATTATCTTTCTATTAGTTTTGAATTTAAGCCTTTATTTTTATACTTGGCTATACTTAAGTTTAATTTTTTTCTCTCTATATTTTGCTTTGGTGAATATAAATGCCTATTGCAAGCCATTATTGCTAGACCTGAGCTAATAGATGCGTCGAATTTAGTTCTTCTAGTTATATCGAACTTTGCCCAATCGTTTAAAGTGTCGTTGAATGGCATAGAGCCAAAACTTTCGTTCTTTTCGCCGACATGGTCATTTATATACATTTCTATTGCTGCCGCGTGTGCTTGCTTTATATCTTCACTTGAGTTCGGCATACCACCTATCTCTCTTTCTGTTACAGACAACTTATTCCATACTTTATCTGGTCTATTCATTGAGAAGCCTCTGTAACCTCTTCTCTTGAAATAATAAAGTAATCTAGGCTTATTGTTCTCTGCTAATATTGGCATGCCGTAAAATATGCAAGCCATAAGAACGTCTTCGAAAAATATCTCTGCGGTTTGTGGTCTTGCTATGTATTCTAAAAAGAACTCATTAGCTGGTGCGTCTTCCATGCTAAACTTTGTAAGGCCATGTAGCGATCCTTTAGAACCTCTACCGTCTACTGTACCAGATATATCGTAAGAATCACACCCAAACGCTCCTATATGCTCGTTGCCAGGGTGCTTAACACCATTTTTTATAACTATTTTGTTTTGTAAAGCTACTTGAGGCACCCAGTTTATTTTAAATCTACCTTTTTGATTTGGTAAAAACATTACTTTAGTGTCTTTTACTCCATTCAACCACTGAAAGTTACCAACGTTTAAATCAACAGTTTCTTCGTTGTAGTCTATTTGCTCATATATTTTGGTTAAGTTAAATATACTGTTTTTAGTTTCGTCTCTGAAAGCGTGTTCTTCAGTTCTAGGAAACTGTCTATAGAATTCGTTTAAAGCGTCTTGATCTGACTTTAAACCCTCTGCTTCATTTTGCCAGTGACTTAATACACCAACGTCTATTAAATCTCCTTGTGGGTCAAGAACCTCTTGTTCAGGTGTTTCGAACACAGGTATTCCATAAGAATCAATGAATCCTTCGTAGTTCCATTCCATAGGAACGAACAAAGAATAGAGGCCCGAATTTGTCTGTCCATTCCTGTTTCGTTTTGTAACATCTGAATCATAATAAAGTTTTTTAAATTCATTACCACCTTTGTCTAGCGCGTTGCTAGTTGAACCCATCATACATTTACCGATAACTCTACTACCTAATCTAAGGCAAGTCTTTGTAACTCGCCAGTTATTAAGTATATTGTTTGGTTTGTCCCACTTGCCACTTTCATCATGTACTAACAGTCTTAATTTTTCACCATCATAACTGTTGTCGCCAGTGTTCTTCCAATCTATGGTTGTATCCAGTCCATCGAGTTCCTCAGGTTTGTCGGTGCTAGTAATGTTCCGTCTTGTAAGTTTAGAAGCGGGGACTCTGTACGCAAGCTCGGTCTTTGGT